ACCAACATAGATCTGTTTAGAACGCATGTCATACAAATGAATCTCCCCATTCCAATTCCTTCCACGGTACTGGGGCATAAACTTTGCATTGGGAACCTCAAACTTAAAGTGATCTCTAAGTTCGTACTCAATGTGAGGTTCCGTATTAATTTTTAAAAATACTTCGTTGGATTTAGATATAATAAGATTTGCCGTCGTATCAATCACGTAGATTCATTCATCTACAAATATTTATTGCATATATTACATACTGTCAAACTGATGTTCCAACATAATTCTATAGAAGTGATCTCTCATAGTAGTTAAATCTTCCTGTTCCTCTGGTTCTCCTCCAGACCATTTTTCTACTGCTTGTGAAAGACCTTTGTGGATAATACGAACTGCCTCAATAGGAAGTTCTATTTGATAATAATCTTCTTCCATTATCCCAATCCTGAGTTAAAACGCATAAACTCAATCGCATTTTTGATTTGATAAGTGCGATTAGTAATCTGTTTCAAAATGCTTTCGATATAAACGAGCATTGTATCATAGTAATCAATCTTTAACGAAACTCCTGAGAGTTTATCATCAGCGTCCAGATATTTTTGCATAGTTTCTTTATCCCTAATTTTTTTAGGAAAGGGTTTTTCAATGTATACATCGGGGTCTGCTTTTCCACTAAAGTATTCATAGCGTTCGTGACGAATGTTTTTTCTTTGTTGTTCTGCCTTCTTTCTCAAAAGAAAGATTGTATTGTACATTTCAAAATACTTCGCATGGAGAGAAGGGATATTGGTAGACTCGGTATGAAGATTATCCATATCAATTTTAGAGTCTTTTTCCCACATCTCCTGAAGTTTGTCAAGATCTATCATAGGGGGTTATTGTTTAAATCTGTCAATGTATATACAGTATACTTGAAACTTACTTCTGCTGTAAAGTATTCAATATCAGTATCGGTAGCATCAAAAGTAATAGTGGATAAAGAATATGGGAACATATCTTTAAAATTCACATTAAACTTGGCAACCAAATTGCTGCTTAATACTTGGAGAGTCCCATCAGAATAGATGTTATCTCCACTTCTATTGAAATTACCTGGAAGAACCGCTTCAGTTTCAAGTCTATCAAATTCTGATAAACTTTCTGGATAACCAAGTCCACGAATCCAGTTTTGAATTTCCATGTAATTGACAAGATCTTCATCTACCAAAAATCTTAAAGTCAAATCTCCAAATTGGATTTTGTCTCCAGGCACATCAATATCTTTCAGATATGTTGGTTGGACTGCAACGCCAAGATCTAATGATGGAATATTGGCTTGATTGCAGAAAAATGCAACAGCAGGACTTCTTTTCAGTGAAAATTTAAATCCTGTTGGTGAAAGAAAGTTTCTATTGTCAAGTGGTGTTCCTGGTCTATCTTTAGCAGATTTTCTTGTTGCCATTATTCACTCACTACGGTAGCATTTGACCATCCACCATTTCTACCATCTGGATTTACCATCAGGTTATTTGCTTCTTCTTCAGTTTCATAAGTTACTTTTTGGGAAGCATCATCAGACCATCTATTGTCACCTTTGTAATACAAAGTAATTGAAGAATCAACAAGGGCGGGTTTAGTAATGTAATATGCCATGGTGTGTTTTTTAACTATTTATTCGTTAGCATAAAAAAAGGACCCCGAAGGGTCCTTGATTAACTCTTGTGAGTATTGATCACATGAGGTTCTTAACTGCAACTCTTCTGTAGTAGCGGTTGCTGTTAACACGAAGACGACCTGCGCCAACGGTGGTTCCTTCAGCGAATGGGTTTGCGACCATGCCGTAGCGGGTCTTAAAGCCAATCTTGGGCTGGAAGGTGTTCTCGCCAACGGCACGAACCATCTGAAGAGGAACGTATGGGCAATAGAACAGACCTGCGTCATAAGGTGAAGAACCCTTATAACCGACAACGTAGTACTGGTTGCCTGCGCTTGCGTTACCTGAGGTCAGGTTTGCCGAATAAGGATCGATATAAACACGATACTTACCTTGCAGAACACCAGCGAAGGTGTTACCAGTGTCATCAACGTTCAGGTTAGCGTTGAGTGCTGGGGTGTAATCCAGAACGCCAGCCATGGTGAGGGCGGAAGCAACGTCTGCGGAGCAGAGGATCATGTTGCCCTTTCCTCTACGAGTGCGCTGTGCAATTGCGTTAGCATCGCGCTCGATTTGGAACAGGAGACCCTTGAACTTCTCAACCGACCAACTACCATTGGAGTCGATGTCAAGGTCGAAGATACCAGCAGTAGCGGTGTTAGAAACAGCACCTTGCTCAGCAACCTTATAGACGGTTCTGATGACTTCACGGTTGATCTCAGCCAGAATCTCAGAAGAGAGAATGTTGGCGAGTTCCGCTTCAGCATTCAGACCATGGATTGCCTTGAGGTCCTGTGCCAGTTCCAGGGAGTACTCTGCTTTGAGTGCTCTTGACTTTGCGGTAACGGTGACTTTCCCGATCGAGAAAGCCATTTCGTTGAAGGCGTCATTGGAAGTACCGAGATCTTCAGCGTCGTCGGTACGCATACCCTGACCAACGTTATAACCGGTTGAAGAAGCGGTTGCAACGGGGTTGAGGGCAGATGGGTTGCTACCTGCTTGTGCGGTAGTACCCAGACCAGCAGCAGCATCAGAGAAGCCATTAGTCAGATCGAATCCTTCGTTCTGACCAGAGAATGCGGTATCTGCTTCGTCGAACAGAGCCTCCGTACCACCCTGAGTGCTGTACTTGGAGCGCATTGCGAAGATCAGTCCAGTAGGACCAGACATTGGCTGAACGCCAGCCAGGTCATAAGCGACCAGGTTAGGCATTGAGCGACGGATCAGGGAGATCAGAACAGGGTCGAAACCTGCAACTGTCTGACCACCTGAGGAGGTGTATCCACCATTACCAACAGAGTTGGTAGGTTGTTCTGCAATCATGCCGCCGTGCTCAAAGGCGACTTGCTCTTGCATGAATCTTTCTTGGTTTTCCAGCAGGACGGCGGTTACCGCTCTACGATGGGGATCTGAGATTTTGTCAAGACCCTCATAGTTGAGGAGAGGTGCCCACTTTTCCTGCAGATGCTCTGATTGGAACATTTGCGTGTACCTGTAAAGTTTACGTTTGATTTAATAAATTCAGTTTGCTAAGGTCGAACCCAGCGTTCTCAAGTATGCAGCCATAGAACCTGTGTATGACTCAGGCGCTGCGTTGTCTACACCCTCGGAAAGGGTTTCGGTTTTAGCAGCCGCAGACTCTTTCTTGGAAGCGAAATACGATTCCTTCAGAGTTTCCAGCTTCTCACGATATGTTTCTTCACTTTCAAACTCTACACTTTCGGCAAGTGAAGCGAGCTTCTCTTTCTGAGTCTGTGCAAGACCTTCAGAGACTTGATCTAAAACCCCATCAGCAACCGACTCTGCGAGACGCTTGTTAAGGGAGATGTTCTTCTCAATTTGCTCGTTGAGTTTTGTCTCCATTTCATCAAGTTTGTTTACCATGCTCTCAACAACATCATATTTTTCGTCAGGGATTGAAACATAATGCTCTTCAAAAAGACTTCTCATTCCATGCAGGAATGATTCGGTCATCTCGGTCTTGAGTGCATGTTCAATGACCAGTGCGTTCTCAGTGAACCACTCGTCTGAAACATACTCAAGATAAGAATCAACTCGCTCTGCGAGTTCTTCTTTTGCTTCAGCAACTTGCTCTTCGAGTTTAGCAGCGTACTGCGCCTCAAGAGATTCTTTTACTTCAGCAACCTTGGACTTAAGCGCGGCCTCAAAAATAATTTTGGCCTTCTCTCTGAATTGCTCAGAGAGTTCTTCGCCGCCAAGAAGTGCATTGACATCTTCTTCGATATCAACTTCGTCTTCTTGAACTTCTTCTTCTACTACTTCGTCAACGATCTCTTGATCTTCCTCAATCATTTCTTCATCATCGAGGATTTCGTCTTCCTTAATGCCTTTCATGGGTTCTGCTGCTTTTGCTCCTTTGTTGACAACATCCTTAACACCCTTGAGGGTAGCACCAGGAGTGTTCAGCTTTGCTGAATCATCGTCTGGTCTATAGTTATCGGGGGTAGGACCACCGAGATCTTCGTAGGAACCCGCGACTGAAGTATCCATTGCTTCTGCTGGTTTCGCTCCGGCATTGACAGCAGTCTTGGATTGCTTTGTGCCTACTTCCATTTCTTGTAATTGTTTACCACGAGACATTTGAACGCTCCGATTATCCTGGATTAAAATCTATATTTATTTATAAATTAAAATATTTTATGTATAGTAATCAAATACTATTCAGAAAATCATTGAACAGATTCAGTTTCTGTTCATCAAGTCTTTTTTGATCAACTAAAGTGTTGATTCTCTTGTATGTTTTTTGTGCATACTTCTCACGAAGAATGCCACCATCCCATACCCACTCTTTTCCTTCCATGATACCTTCAACGAAAGCATCAGGAGCGGAAGGATCAGCAACGATATCAGCAGCAGTTGCTAACATGAAGTCGTCACCAACAACATTGATTCCCTCTCTTGTCATTTTGAGTGAACCAATACCACGAGAAGAAACACCCAACTTAACACCTTCATCAATCAGATTCTTAGCAATTCTACCCATTGGGGTGTCAAGAATCTTTGCTTTTCCGATAAAGTTTGAACCGCTTTCTCTCAAAGAAACAATCTTATGAGAAACACGATCAAGGTTAACAGTGGGTCCATCGGGGTGACCTAATTCTCCAAGTGCTCTTCCTGCTACAACGTGATTTTCGTTATAGCGAGAAACTTCACGGCGGAGAGTCTCCATGGGATACATACGACCATTACGGTTCTTAATGTTACCCTGGAGGAAAACTCCCTCAATGTACAGCGACTGTTTACCGTTGCGTTCTTCAACGATAAAATCAACTGTTTCGATTTCTTCTCTGATAAGTTTCATTGGTTTTAAGCGGTGACTCCTACTCTTGCAACTTTAATGGTTGCGCTGCCGATATAATAAATTGAATCTTCTGGATGCTTCTCAATTGTTTCAACAGAACCATCTTTAATAGTGATAGATCCAATACCAGAATAATTAGCATCCTGTACAAATAAAACTGCTGCAGCGCCAGAATTGTTGTAAATTCTAACAAATCTTGCAGAATCAACGGTCGTTGAGTTACCAATGCCCGTAGCTAATTGTTGTTCACCAGCAGAAATGATTATCCTTGACATTGTTACACAGAATTTTTATTTATTTATAATTATCACACACCATCATCGGTGTACTCAAGATCCTCATCCTCTGCATTTGGATCGCCAAAAGTTTGTGACGCTACATAAGGACGGAAAGCATCAATCTTCTCTGCAGATTTTGCAAAGAGGAGTTCTTTAATCTTGTCACTGATCTGAGAGGGTGACTCATCAGTTGTGATCATATCTAAAAGGTCATCCATTTAAGTGTATTATGTACAACTAAAAGGTATTTATATCTCTCCGCCTTTGGGGAGTTCTGGTGCCTCAGCTGCAGACCCATCTATTTCTGGTTCCATGACTGGAGCACCCAAATCCATTCCTGCAGCTGAGTCTAAAGGCATACCAGTTTCTGGATCAACTGGTGCATTTGGATCGGGAATAATGCCTTTTTTGATTTCATCCTCAATCAACTTATCTTGCTCAAGAATCTCAATATCAGTCTGACGCAGGATTTTGCGGCGAACATAGTCTTGAGAATAGTATTTGCCAATGTATGGTTCTGCAGTTTGAGCAAGAGTCAGTCTTTCGTTGAGAAGTTCTGCTTCTTTCAATTCGGAGAAGTGATTGTCATAAAGGAAATCATATTGAATGTGCTCACTCATGACTTCCCAATCTTCAGGAGTGATAATATTTTTCAGAATAAGTTGAGTCTTCAGCATGTCATTAAACATATTGGAGAATCTCTTTCTCAAACGACCAACAAACTTGGTGAACTTGAGTTCGTCTCTCAGGATTTCAGAAGATCTACCCAGATTAAATCCACCTTCTCCGTCCATTCTGCTTGGCGGTACATTAAGGGACCTGTAAAGTTTCTTTTTAAAATATTCAATGTCTGTGATTTCTCCCAAGTTTTGACCGCCAGGAAGAGTAGAAATTTCAGTTCCACGTCCTCCCTCTCTTCTTGGCAGCCAGAAATCTTCAAGCATAGCCATGTATTTTTTGTCATCACGGATTTCTCCAGTGTCTGCATTATAAAC